AGCAGTTGCTGCTGCGGTTTCCTCTGCTAGGCCACCTAATCTAGCGTCTCTAATTTGGCTCTGTAGTCCAGCTTGCTCATATAGACCTTGTCTTTCGGTGGCTCTTTGAGTTATTCCCGCAGCTGTAGATTCTCTTATACCTTGTAGTTGTGCATTTGTCGTACTACGTATTATGTCTCTTTGAGCACCTAAATCAGACTGATAGTTTGTGCCTACTGCTATTCCTGATCGTAAGCTTTTAGAAAATTCACTTGCTACTTTCTCGACTTCAGTATTAAAGTCAGCGGTTCCTAATCTTAGATTTGGGTCTTGTACTTGCACAGTTCTAATAGCTTGATCTTTAGCAAAAACATCAGCTATTGCTTTAGAATGTCTATCAAATATATCAGCTTGCGCTTTAATTTGTCTAGCTCTTTCTTCAACAAGATCAAGTTCTAATTTTTGTATTGCTGCTTGAGATTGTATCTGTGTAATAGCCAAGGTTTGTTGAGCTTCAGCAAGGGTATCTTCTCTAGTTAAAGAACTAACTCTATTTATATTTTCTGTTCTCTGCAATTCATATTCGGCCTGTATTCTAGCAGCCTCTATTTGACCTCTTCTTTTAACAATTTCTTCTTCTTTTTGTGCTACCTGGACTTTTTTCGCAGCACTATCTACTTCTTTTTGTGCTGCTTCAAGATTTTTCTGAGCAGCGTTATCATAGTCTACAACAGTTTGTGATAATGCAGATTCTAATTCAATAATCTGTTTTTGGAATTGAAGCTGTTCTTGTGCTTGAGGGTTAGTTAATCCAGCAAAAGCTTCGCCCAGGCCTAATTTTGCCTCTACAGGTAATAGCTGCTGTTGGGCTCTACCAGCTATAAAAATCTTGAGACTCTCTGCTTCTACATCTCTTAGCTGCTGTCGAACTTCTAAAAGCTGTTTTGCTCTTTCGATTTTAGCTACTTCAATCTCTAAAAGAGTTTTTTCTTTTTCTAATCTTTTGACACCTGCTTCTCCACGAGCTGCAGTTAATTCTACATTAAGTCTTTGTTTAGTAGCAGATATCTGACCTTTTAGATTTTCAAGAGCATTGTCAGCTTGCACTCTAGCGACGGTATTTTGTTGTATCTGTATCTCTAGTTGATTCCTTAACTCTTGAGTTCTACGCTCTGTTGTAACTCTTAAGTCTTCCATCTGACGAGTAAAAGCTACAGCTTCACCAGTAAGAGCCTTTTGTTGATTATTTGCGTTTTCTATCTCTTTGTTTAATATCGCATAAGAAGCTCTAGCATCTTCTAATTGTTTATACTGTTCGGCAGTAATATTAAGTCCCCTTCTTGAGGCCTCGTCTTGTGCTCTCTCTAGCACAACTATCTCAGATAAGTTTCTCTGCCTATCATTTTCTAGTTCCTTAATAGTTTTAGTAGAGTTTACTATATTAGATAAGAACTGTAATTGATTAGTTTTTTGTTGATCCCCTGTAAGAGCTATCTGTCCCGTATTAGACACTGTACCAGTTCTAGCAAGAGTTCCAGCTGCTTGAATAGACCCTGTAAAAGCATCTTTAAGATCTTTTGCAACTACCTCAAGAGAGGCAAGCCTATCTCTTAATACTGTAAAACGATCTATAGCATTTTGTATATCTGCAAGTTGTGAATCGTTAAACGGATTGATTTCTAATTCTCTAGTTAAAGCTTTTAGCTCTCTTTGAAGATTAGCTATACCAGCAGATATTGTATCAGCAGAGACTGTTCCAGACATCATATCTTTGTTCAGTCTTCCTATAGCTAGATTAGAATTTATTGCAGCTGTCTCAAAAACTGTAAAACCGTCTTTTTCTACTTTTTGAAGAGTTGTAGTTAAGACTACTCCGCTTGCGCCTATCTGTTTTATAGTAACCTTACTTTGTTCATCAACTCTTGTTAATCCTCTAACTACTTGATCTACTGCTTCTGTAGGTCCAATACTTAATCTTTTTTGGAATTCTTCTGCTAACTTTTTATTATTATTTAATATTGTTTGATTTGCATACCCATATGCTCCAACTATACTATCAAAATATTTTAAGTATTGTATTTCTTGATCTTCTAATATTTTTATGGTTAATCTATATTGTTCTATTTTATCCTTATCTTGTTCTTGGATTGCTAGTTTCTCAAAAGCTGTTCTCTGACTTGCATATTGTGCAACTATCTGATTTCTCATGACTTCTGTAGTTAAAAGATCTATTTCTAATTTTTTATTAGCAGCAGCAGCGGCTATAGCACGCTGACGTTCAGCGTTAATTTCTGCTTCTGGACGCGGATTACTCTGTCTTCTAGAGCTACTAGTTTGTTGATTTATTTCAGATAAACGTCTCTGATAAGCAGTTTCTATTTCCTGAAATCTTGGTGTATTTTGCTGAACACCAGTAGAGGTAATTTTAGTAGTAAGTCTATTAGCCTCACTAAGAGCTTTATTATAATTTTCAATATTGGTAGCAGATGCTCGAATAGCGTCTCCTTGTGTTAAAAAGGATGAGGCAAAAGCATCATTTGTTTTTCTACCTAAGTTTAAACTTTCTATAAATTTCTGTATTTTTTCTGCTACATATTCTATAGCAGCACTGAAAGGGTTAGCAAAACCAGTAATAGCTGAAAATAAAGTACCTGCTATATCTAAGATAGCAAAAACTGTTACAAAACGTCCTAATAGTGTCAAAGTGCCGCCTGCAATTCTACCTAGAAACTGAAAGCCAGTTGCTATAGCATTAATAGCTCCACCTGTTTTTTGTGCAGCACCACTCAGCCCACTGTAGGACTGACCTAATTTACTATTAGTTTCTGTTAGTTGAGCTGTAATAATATTTGTTTTAGCTATCTTTTCATTTGTCTCTTGAATTTTTTGTTGACGATCTGCTATAAGTGCGGTTTGTTGAGGAGTTAAGACACCTCCTGCTGCTGGTTGTATAGTTTGTATTGCTGTTTGTAGCTGAGCTATTTTAGCCCTTCTACCTGCTTGTAATCTTTCTTGTTCAGCTATCTGAGCATCTAGTGCCTGTCTAATTCTTGGAAGATCTGCAGGAGCAGGGCCCTGGGCCAGTAGCCCCAGTGTTTCTCTTGTTTGTTTTTGTATATCTCTAGGTCCTGCAAGACTTTTACTAGATAGTTTATCAGCCGCTACTTGAGCCTCTGTTATTGATTTGGTGAAACCTTTAAATTCTCCCGTAGCTCTAGTTAACCAATTAGTTGTTGTAGCGGCAGCACCTTGGATAGATTTAGTATAAGAAGCAACTCCCTCTTTCGTAACTTGACCTAATTTAGAAAATATCAAAGATCCGATAATAGCTGCTAAACCTGCTAGATTAGTTACATCTTTATTAAAAAACTCAATTATAGGATTTAAAATAGTAGTTAATACTTGTCCTAATTTAATAGCTAAATCTTGTAAATTAGCTGCAAGTCTATTAAGATTCTGAGAGCTATCTGAGATAGAAGTATCTACGTTTCTATACTTATTAGTTCCCTCTTCGATAACAGCATTGGCAAAAGCCTGACGACGTTCAAAGTTAGTTAAAGTCGAGGCTGCCTTTCCTACTTTTGTAGCGTAGCGCTCTACTGCAGGCTCTATACGAGTAAAAATACCAAGTTCGTCTAAAAGTTCAGGCTCTAATTTACCTACGCCTCGTACAAGTCTCTGTAAAGAGTCGGTAAGGTCTCTACCAAGAGCTTTAGAAGCTCTAGTAGCAATATCACTTAATTGCTCGATTTGCTCTCCTCCAAGTCCCGCAGACAAAGCAATACCTGCGTTTTGCGCAGATTCAGTTAGAGATAACTGGTTACGAGTTATTGACTTAATTGAAGATATGATCTTTGGCCCGTCTTGTCCAAGAGACTGCGCTAAAGAACCTACACCTTCTACTAAGGCTTGAGAACGAGCGGCAGCACTAAGAGCACTAAAAGACTGTTGTAAAGCAAAGGTAGTTGCGGCGGCGCCTGCATAAGCTGCGACTAGTCCTCCTAGACCGCTAGCCTGAGAAGCAAATTCGCGACCAGTATTGGTAGACTGATTAGCAAGTCTGGTTTGTTTCTTACTAAGTTCGTCTATTTGTTGTCCGGTTTGCGGAAAACCTTGTGTAGTTGATTTAGTTACTATAGTATTTATAATACTAGCCACTCTGTCTCCTTGATCTTAAGTTTTCGTGATGCTGCATATACTGATTAATAATATATGTTAGCAGTTCAAATACCTCTCGTCTATCTTCTATTTCATAAAAATCAAAAATGTCTCCTATACCAGAAAAACTTTTACCTAACCAAACACCATTCATACCTTCTATCATATCTGGTAGTACAGAAAATAGCATAAGAGCCTGTTGAGCTTCTAAAGATAAATCTCCTGGTTCAATAGGAATATCTTCCTCAACAGGCTCTTTGCCCATTTGTCGACATATTTCAAAATATTGTTCTTTAGTTATGTTACCTCCAGCAAAAGTCTCCCGGAGGTAACTACTCAGTTTTTTACTGTCGTTTCTCTTTTCTTAATAGAGAAAGCTTCTAAGTCATTTACAGTATCAGTAATGAACTGATCAAAAATACTACTATTTTTTAGTAGTTCAAGAGCTTCTTCTTGAGAATAAACAATTTCATCTTCTGGATTTAAAGAAGATATATCGGCTGGTAGTAGTTTTGGTAGGTGCTTAATCTTTAAGCCTTTCCAGCCTTTAATTACGCGTTCAGCGTAAGCCTCAACAAACTTGTCATTATCCACCTCCTCTTCTCTTTGGCGGGTGCGTTTGTTGAATTTGTACACTAGTGCCTGATTTCTAATTTTTACTAAGTCTTCTCTGGGAACATAGCTTATTGTAACTACGAATCCATCAACATCTGGGAAGTCAACATCAATAGTTTTATCCCCAGAAACAAGTAGTGATTTAATTTTAGACATTTTTCCTCATAATTTAAAAATAAAGTGGCGCTTACCGTTTGATCGACGCACGATCGGATGAGGGGATCCCGAAAGATTGTCGCGGTAAGCGCCTTTGGTATTAAGTTAACTAGCCCCTCAACTAGTTAAATGTTACTTCTTAGCGTATAGGTCTACTTCACCACCGGTTGTAACGGTATTGACTGGTTCCTGTGCTTTGAAGTTTACTGATATTGAAATAATATCTTCAATTCCGTGAGTTGGAACGTCAAATACTATTGCAGGCATATTGAGTGCTAGGTATGGAGCAGTAACTCCTCCAACAACTAGGTTTGCATTTGAGAATGCAGTAGGAGCTGGGCGACGATCATTAGCTAGATCACGTAGGAATTGAGCAGAATCTCCGTCTGCACCACGTAGGTAAGCAGTGAATGATCCTGTTACTTCTCTAGAACCCGTGAAGCTACCAATAGGGGTATTGACCTTTGATAGTTCTTCTGGAGTGATGAAGGTGATATTATTGTTATAGTTGAAGGTGAGAGCCGTGATTGGGAAAGTATAAGTTGTTGAAGAACCGCCTGCAGGCTGAAACTTAACAGTTAGGCTTGAAAGTCTATTCTTAATGAAGCTTGCAGTAGAGATTGTTCCTGCTACGTTCCACTGATCCCAAGGTTGATAAGAATGAGTTGCAGTAGTTACGTAAGCATTGCTGTTAGCGTCTATTGTGGTTCCATTATTTAAAATACCACCAAACACAGATACTGCATTATTTCTAGGAGTACCAGTTAGTTCTATTAGGTTAGTGCCAAATCCAGACCAAGTAGTAGTAGCAACTGCGTCAATAGCAGCGTCTACTGCAGCCTGATTAACTGCTGTATTAGATACCTGATATATAACGTTATCAAGTTTAAAATACAAATTATAAGCAGTAGATGTACCGAAATTAGGTGTATGAGCAGCAGTATTACCGCTAGCATTTCTAGCAGCACTAGCAAACTTTCCACCTGCCTGCCATACGCTAGTAAGCTTATTGGTAGTATAGGTAGAAGTATTTGACATAAGAGCTTGCCATAGATACCAATCTGAGGTAGGCATTGAATTACCTGACGTGTGAACCAAAGTACCGCCAGTAGTATTTTCAATACCAGTTGGACGGATATATGTTTGGAAATTCCACTCTACAGGGTTCATTGCTGTTTTAAAACGCTTACTAGAGCGATCTGGTGTAGTACCGCTCTCTAAGCTGTTGATGTCCTGAGTAGCTGCAGCCTGTGACATTGCATAACCTGCAAGGATTTCAACCTTCCAAGTATTTGCCGGTGTCATTGCTGATACTGCGTCTCCATCGTTAAGACTTACAGTAGAAAGGAACACTTCACTATTTCTTTGAAGGTTCAATGTTTGTGCCATAATTAACTCCTTAATATAACCCTATGAGTTAGGCGGTCCCTCTTATATTTTATAAGTATAACACCACTTACTATAGGGCGCAAATAATAAAAATTTCAAATGTTAGAATCTTGTATATATATTACTAATGCTCTAATCTCTGCCACTCCATAAGGATCCATTATACCTTCATCAGTAGACAGGGACTCTACTCTGCATTCGGTTACGTTTAAACTTTTAAAAGAAGGACGATATTTCATAGAATCTATAATATACTGTACATCCTGAGCAAGATCAGCTGTAACGTCTATAGAATTATCGTCGCTATACACATAACCTCTAATTTCTAAAATAAAACTACAGAAAACTTGTGCATCTCCTATTCTGCTTCTAGTTTCAGAACTCATAGGGTAACAATACACACTAGGAAAATCATTTATAGTATTTAAGTATTCTTGTTTTGCAAAAGCGTTGTTATTAATGTTGGTACAAAAAGTATAAGGGCTGCGAGGACTATTAGGTAAACTTTCTATGCCTCCGTCTATCAGCTTGAGAGCTGTGACTATTTCATTTATAATTTGCCTGCGTTTGCTACTCATTAGTCATCCACATCATATATTACCAGTACTCTAATTTCTCCAAGACCGTATGGATCTAATAATCCAGAATCAGAATCTATCGAGGATACTTCTGCCGATATAATTCTGCTATTTTGGGTAAATTTAATTCTTTCTAGAGCATGGGTAATATCTTCTATTATATCTTCAAGTTTATACATACTATTTTCTTCATATGTATATACTCTTACCACAACTTCCATTGATCCTTGAGTATTTGTTTTAGAGTTATAAGAGTAGGTTTCTACGCCTCCCTGTACATATATACTAGGAAAATCATTTATTTGGTCTATATATTTCAATCCTTTAAATACGTTTTGAGATAAATTAGTTTTAAAATTATAACCATAGGAACTAGTTGCACCGTCTATAGTTTTAAGTTGTGCTATAATAAAGTTAATTATTTCTCTACGTCTACTAGTTGCCATATTATAAGCTTCGCTCTGCTTTTACGAGATTGAATCTTTTTGAAAATAGATTTCTAGTCACAGAGTTTAGTGATGAATCTATAAGATCTCTTGGATTTCTACTAGTAGTTTCATGTATCCAATATCTAGGATCGTAGTAATATTGCATAGCTTGAGAACGCATATCTGCTATTACTTTAAGGCTCTGTACAAATCTTCCGGTTCTATAGGTTAAAACTTTTCTAGATAGAGGAGGGCCTCCAACAGGACCTATGGGCATTCTACGCATCATCTCTCTTTGAGTAAGAGCAGTTATAGTATCATTAGTAATAAAATCTCCCATAGAAGGTTGCTTAGTTTCTCTTAATAATCTTCTAGCAGGAGCAGTTCTACTTGTAAAAGCGGAGCTTTTACGACGGGGTATATTTACCCTAACTTTACCTTGTGGTATACTTCCAGCAGGAACACCGTCTTTGCCTAACATAGCGGCATAAAAAGTAGCAGATATATTTAATTCCTCTTTAGAACCTCTTCTTTTATATTTGATAATCGATTCTTTACTCTCAAATTTTTCTAATTGATTCTGAATAGCAAAAGCAGCTGCGGCAAAATTATCTTTATCAAATTCTGCTAAAATTCTTTTTTCTATAGGAGTTTTTATATATGGATAAAAAGTTATGGAAACAGGAGAATCTCTTTTAACTTTCATATAAAAAAACTTAGAATTAAAATAGTCATCTCCACTAAAAGTTATTTCAGCTACTTTTAAAGATGATATAGTAGTACTACCTATACCTCCCACTATTACAGGCCATGTAACTAATACATTTTTTGCTTTACTTTTTAAAGCCTCAAAGCTTTCTCGCTGATTTTGTTTCAAATAGTCAAATAGGTTTTGGTTAGGAGATATAGAATTTAATTCTTTAACTATACTAGCTGCTTGATCATATAATAAATTGTTTGTAGTGTTTGAGAGTTCAGTAATAGGTAGTGGTTGTCTAGAAGCATAAAATTCTTTTCCGGCTTCTGACTCTTTAAAATCTTCTACTATTTGCTTCTCTTTTTTCTTACCAACCACTTTCCATTGGAAATAAAGTATTTTAGAAGGTGGAACTGTATAACCCTGTGTAATTCTAGCAAATTCACCTAAATAATCGAAGTAGCTTGTTATTACAGGAGTAGTTCTAGCTCTAATAGCTGCACCACCAGAGGTTGTTGGAGCTGTTCTGAGAACATCTAATTGAGAAGCGGTAATGAGTCCTGTTTTTTGTAATACATCAATAGGTACAGCGGCTCCACCTATTTTTATGTCACCTTCAGTAATAATTTTAGCTTTTAACTCTATATCTAAAAGATTCCCAGGTCTAGTACCTTGTTCTTTGGTGTTCCAATTAACTACGAAATCCGGTTCTTTTCCTGCACCTCTCCTAAAATTTATTTTAGATTTTTTTTCCAGATACCTTAAAACAGCGGGCTCTAATTGATCCCTTCTAATAATGGTCTTTTGACTCGCACTAGTTGCTTTTAATACGTCACTATAATACGATATTAACTCTTTGGCATCCTCATCTTGTGTAGATATTATTGATAAAGCAGCTCTAAAATCCGCCATTACATCACAATCCTATAAAGATCCAACACGCGACGAATATGCGGAGCAAACCCACCTGTAAATTCAAAAGATGAAATACTTTCCCCTTGTAGAGAAACCGCTCTATTTTCTAACCCTTTATGTAATTCTTTAATATAGTCTAAGGTAACTAGTTTAACATCAGAAGGTATAGTATCATATCCACCGTTGTAAGTAATTTTTACACCATGTGTATAGTTATAAAACTGTTTAACACCTAAGATACTGAGAGTCTCTCTACCTGTATCTTGTCCAACGTGTTTAGTTATTTCTCCAGTGGCTCCATACCATGTATACTGTTCTCTATTTAAAGATGAATCATAGGTAGTAATAGCATCTTTAGAACCGTTAAAATGCATTAATAACGTAGTGTTTGTATCTGTTGAATATGTGTAGGTTTGTGGCACAAAGTTAGCATTGGCTCTGTAGCTATTTAGAGACATTCTTATCTCATCTAACTGACCTGAGAAATACTGTTTATCTGCTAAATTTTGTCTTCCTATCTCTACAGGCGCGGATAGGTTAGGGAATACATTAGATACTGTTACTACAGGACTTACTAAAGACCCGCCTTTAAATATTCTGCAACCGTTATTCTCATCTCTAGAAAACATAACATGGACATATTGATTAGCAGTATAGCCAGTAGTAGAACCATTAGCTACATAGGCAA